ATTTGGAAGTGATGCCATCCATGCGTTGCCTCATGACCGCAGGCGAGGCACTAGAACGCGACCATGTAGCAGGGTATAACTGCTCCTATGTTTCAACGAGCAAGGTTCGCTCGTTTGACGAGATTTTATACATCCTAATGTGCGGAACGGGTGTCGGTTTTTCTGTCGAAAGGGAATTCGTTGAAAAGCTTCCTACTATTGCTGAAGAGTTTACAAATAGCGATACTATTATCGTGGTCGAAGATTCTAAGATTGGTTGGGCTAAAGCCTACCGAGAGCTATTCTCACTACTCATTGGTGGTCAGATTCCGCAATGGGACATTTCAAAAGTTCGTCCTGCTGGAGCGAGACTTAAAACCTTCGGTGGACGAGCATCGGGACCTGAACCTCTGGAAGACCTTTTCAGATTTACCATTGAAACCTTCCGCAAGGCGGCTGGTAGAAAGCTCACTACGGTCGAATGCCACGATATCGTATGCAAAATTGCTGAGATCGTAGTTGTCGGTGGCGTTCGTCGCTCTGCTCTTATCTCACTCTCGTCACTTGACGATGATCGTATGCGTATGGCAAAGAGTGGTGCATGGTGGGAGAACAACGCTCAACGCGCACTAGCAAACAACTCTGCCTCATACAAGAGCAAGCCAGACATGGAAACCTTCATGGACGAATGGGTTGCACTTGTCAAGAGCAAGAGCGGTGAGCGTGGTATCTTCAATCGTCAGGCCGCAAAGAATCAGATCAAGCGTCTTGGTGATCGTCGTAATCCAAACTATGACTTCGGAACCAATCCATGCTCAGAAATTATTTTGCGTGATCGTGAGTTCTGCAACCTATCTGAAGTCGTGATTCGTGCTGACGATACTCCAGATACTCTTGCTCGTAAGGTTCGTCTTGCTACCATTCTTGGTACATTCCAGTCAACTCTTACAAAGTTCCGTTACCTGTCAAGTGATTGGCAGAAGAACTGCGAAGAAGAGCGTCTGCTTGGTGTGTCTCTGACTGGTATCATGGACAATGAAATCACCAATGGCCGTGCTGGTGATTTACCCGATCTACTTGAGCATCTACGCCATGTTGCGGTGGATACCAACAAGGAGTATGCTAATAAGCTAAAGATCAACGAGTCTGCTGCCATCACTTGCGTAAAGCCAAGCGGAACGGTTAGTCAGTTGGTTGATGCTGCTTCGGGTATTCATGCTCGTCACGCTAACTATTACATTCGTCGTGTTCGCGCTGACCGCAAGGATCCAATCTGCCAGTTTATGATTGACAAGGGATTCCCTGCCGAGCCATGTGTCATGAAGCCAAACCACACTATGGTCTTCTCGTTCCCCATGAAGGCTCCTGAGCATTGCATTACCCGTAATGATATGACTGCTCTTGAACAGTTGCAACTCTGGCTAACCTATCAGCAGTACTGGTGCGAACACAAGCCAAGCGTCACCATCACTGTTCGTGACGAGGAATGGATGGAAGTCGGAGCCTGGGTCTATAAGCACTTTGATGAGATCAGCGGTATTTCGTTCCTTCCGCACTCAGACCATACCTATCGTCAGGCTCCATACGAAGATTGCACCAGAGAGCAGTATGAAGCCATGCTTGCCAAGCTTCCAAAAGATGTTGATTGGTCAGAACTATCCAACTACGAAAAGGAAGATAACACTACCGGAACCCAGACTTTTAGTTGCACGGCAGGAGCCTGTGAGATTGTTGATTTGACTAAATAATGTATGAATCGTCTGTTAGAGAACATCAAAAATCTTTTAGAGGGTAAACACCCTACTCATAGTCAAATAATGAGTAGTAATATACATGGTCATTTAACCAAAAAAGGATTTAAAAATGTTTCCCTACACGATCCAATAGCACATGCTGGTTCTAAACCAGATCTGTCTATAAGCATGTATGATCCTAGAGATGAATCACACGAAATTACATCGTGTGAACTTAAACTTAGGAGAAAATGTGGTGGAGGAAAACAATTTCGTTTTAATACTAATGTTGGTAGTCCTCTTGGTCAAAATATAGTAACTGCTTCAAGAGGTAGAAAAAGATTTCATCACAGAGAAATAGACAATTTTAAAGATTTATTGCACGATCATGTTTCTAAAGATGATATTTTAATTCATGGAAATGAAACTGATGGTTATATGGTAATAACGAAAAGAAAAAAAGACGATAGCGAAAAGGCAAAGAAGCATAATACAAAAATTGATAAATTTTTAAAAATGGCTGGATTAGTCGAAACACATTCGTATCACGATAAAGATAGCTTTTTTGATATTTTTAAACTTTCGGAAACTTCTCGGGGAGAAGTATATCATTCTCCTTCTAGAGAGGGTGGAGGCCAAACTACATCTGTTAGAGTATCGGTCCATACCAGGGGAGCAAAAGGTTTAAAAGAAAAGATGGAAAAAAATAGATTTTCCGTACACTCATAAATAGTATGTGATAATCGCTGGTATCGACTACTCGTTAACTTCCCCTTGCATCTGTATCTTCAACGGCAGAATGCACGGGGAGTTTTCTTATAAGAACTGCATGTTCTATTTTCTGACCGATACCAAGAAGAACGCCACGATGTTCAATAATAACATTCGTGGAGAACTATTTCCAGATTATACCGCAGAGTGTGGTAGATACGACAGCATCTCAGATTGGGCAGTAGAACTACTCATAGGAAGTGAACAGGTTGCTCTTGAAGACTATGCCTATGCTGCTAAGGGACGAATCTTTCATATAGCAGAGAATACTGGCATTTTAAAGTATAAGCTGTGGCAGCAATCTATTCCTCTTGATGTCATTCAGCCAACGAGAGTCAAGAAACTTGCCAGCGGAAAAGGAAATGCCAGCAAGCAGGAAATGTTTGAGGCATTTGTCAAAGAGACTGGAACCGATTTAAGAATTCACTTTGACCAGATAGGAAAAGAAGTCAAGAATCCTATTACGGATATCGTTGACTCCTTTTACATCTGCAAAGCTGTTTATGACAATCAGTTATCTTCCCGGTAATTGATCATATTTTGCATCAAATGGGGATACGAATTTCTTCTGAGCTGGATCCCATTTATCTGGAAGACTTGCTCTATCTCTAGTGTCGGCTAGTTTCTTTTCTGCCTGAGCATTCTTAGCTTTTCTTTCTTCTTCCTTTTGTTTGACCTGTTGTACTTGCTGGTTTTCTTGACTGCGTACTTTCTCTACTTCAGCATCAATTACTTCTTGCGCGTCTTGTTTCTGATTTGGATCTTTTTCGACAGGTCCTTCAGCTTGCTTGAGAAGTTCTGGATCTGGTTCGTATCCAGCTTCAATTGCTTGTCTTACGGCATCTTGTGCAGCAAATCTCTGAGCAGCCTGTTCCTTAGATTCAACTTCCTTGATCTTGGCTCTTCCTGCCGCAGTCTTTGGTGCTTCTTCTGCTTGCTTCTTCAAAGCAGCAACTTGCTGTCTTTGTGCTATATCAGTAAACTGAGCTGGAATCGCACCACTAGCTCTTGCAGTGTCCTGTGCTCTTCTCTTCATTTCATCTGCGACATCACTCTGGAACTGTAGACCTTTGGTTTCTGGATTATATCTAAAATTAAAATCCTTCATTCCTTCTTGGCTGGCTAATTCAACAGCCTTTTTCTCATCACCAAAAATAGTAGTCATATTTTTGCGTTGTGCTTCCAAATCTCTGGTATATTTTTCCCATTGTTCTTTAGCTCCCTTGGGCTGCTTAGACCAATCGGTATTTTGTAAAGTTGATATTGCATTTGTTAGATCTGTTGCGAGTTTATTTTTTTTCTGTTGTTCAGCATCAATTGCTGCTCTAGAAATTGCACCACCCACTTTAAGCCCCTTTGTTCCCACAAAAGCTGCCAATCCAACTGGACCCCCAGAAAGAGCTAATAAATCTCCTGGATCAAGAATGTCTCCTAGTTCTCCACCTAAGCCCTTATATTTTGTATCAAATTGATCGACAGCAGTGAATGCTGTATCTGCGATTGCTCCTGCTGCACCTAGTTTTGTACCAAATCCTTTTACTCCACCTTGTAGCATGGACTGTCTTCCTGCTTTAGACATGAGATTAGTTGCAACATTTCTACCGCCGATAAAACCTGGTATACTTCCAGCTATTCCGGCTACTGCTTGGCCTGTGTCACCTAAACCAACTGCTTTAGCTGCTCTTTCTGCTGTCTTGGCTCCTTGCTGACTCCCAACAAGACCACCAAGTACGTTTGGTAGGAAACCTCTGGCAGCAGCTGCTGCTGGTGTACCTAAAGCACCACCAGTCATTCTATTGATGGCTACACTTGGTATAGCAGCACCAGCTTCAAATGCGGCCATTTGACCAACATTGTCTAGATTTACATCTGTTGTATCTCCGAATTGGAATCCGGTTCTACTTGCCCAATCTCTATATTCTTGTGGAACGAGAGCTTCATAACCTAAACCAGCAAGACCCCCTCCAACAAATGAAGCTAGTCCAGTACCAAACCCACCCGCAGTAGCAATACGTTTAGGAGCAGCTTTTCCTTCTTGTGCGGCAGCTGCTGCTTGTTGCTTTAAGCCTTCCATCTGCTGTGCTACTGTTACTGGTCCAGTTTTTGGTGCTTGTCCAGCAGGAGCAAAAGAACCACTAATTACTTTTGGTTTTATTTGACCAATACCGAATCTCTGTGGATTATAAGTATAGTCAATTTGCGGGGATAGGTTGGGAATACTTGGACTGCTTGGTGTTCCAAACGGTATCCCTCCTCCTAGTGCTGCTCCACGGGGAGCAAATGTCTGAAATCCTGGTGCGCGAAGCCCACCAGAACCAGCTGGAGTAACCGTTCTTGCATCAGGAAATGTTACTGTTGGGAAAGATGATGTTGGAATCGAACCAAATTGTATAGGATTAAAGGCAGAAGAAGAAATTCTTACTGGACTTTTATTTACTTTTACTTTTTTTGCCATCACTCTCCCTTTTTCTTACCGAAAAACTCTTTCCAGCCCCAAGCAACAACAAGGAATAGAATGGGCAAATACCAAATTACCCAGCTATAATCATCCTTAACCATCTTATTGTTTTCAATCTGGCTCTTGATGTCCATCATGATAACATTGTCGCCAGTAATGTCTGGAATGATTTCTGGAGTGGTGTCGCATCCTGCAAAGGCAAGTGCTAGAACTAAAACTAATGCCCAGATCTTCTTCATGACTTCCTCCCTGCGGCAGCAGTGCCAAAGTAGAAACCAACAATCGCTACGAGTATTTGACGATTTTCAGATGTATAAAGGTATCCATTGATTTCAACGAAATACTTCTTTGCAGTCTCTGGGAATAGGCCAAACAATGCTTCTGGATTTGTTGAATCAACCTCTACAAAGGTAGGAACACCGAAGAATGGTAGAATGAAAGGAGCAGCAATGGTTCCAAATAGAACTGTTAGAACGATTAGCTGACGAACACCCTTGCCGACATCAAGGGGAACTCTTTGAGCCGCCTTATCCTGATTTTCGGTAGTCTGCTTGTTGGCAGCAATTAGGCGTTCAAATAGTTCTTTTTGATCCTGACTCTTCTGAGCCATGAATCGAAACAAAAATCCAGTAAGGCTTCCGCCTATCAATGAAATCAACTCAGTCGGCATAATAACCTCCAGAGTTATTTATATTGAGATTATTCTTTGATTTCGGCTTCTAGAGGCTTTCTCTTGAAAAGCTTCTTTTTTTCTCTGTATGGGTCTTTTAGTTCTTTTTGCTTTGGACCGATGATATCGGTAATTAAAAGACCAGCCACATCACCACTACCAACCGTCATATCTTCAACAAGGAAATCTAATATAGAAAAACCTTCTTTTAGGCAGTGTGTTTCAAGTAAATAAAGACTTTCATGTGGTTCAACATCGTAATTATACATTTCGCTCAAGAACAAATCTAAAATCGAAACTTGATTATTTAATTTTGCTCTGACATTAGGATCAGGGACCATGCTCAAAAATTTTTTGAGCTTGATAATCAACATGTCAAGAGGATCTATTTTTCTTTGCTTCAACAGAGTATCTGCATCCTGTTTGAAGTTTCCTCTTGAGTCTATGAAGCCTTGTTTGAAGGCATCCAAGCTGGTAAATGGGGTAGCAAGAAGAGTAAGAAATTTATAAACAGTAAAACTTCTTACCAGTAGACCCGCATCAGCTATTCCCTCATTTAGCATTTTTCTTTATCTGCCTTTCAATTCTACCATCTATTTGGATTAGATCCAGATTTACTTCTGGTATATGTTTTGGAAGAATGTTCATGTGATTCAGAAAGGTTTTTAGAAACCCGTGATATTGTTTATCTATTCTGAAAAATAGCATTCTGATGCAAGGCTCTACCCCAAAAACATTACAAAGAATTAGAATATGATTGCAGATCAGTCTATCCTTTAAAACTCTTTCGTTATCAAATTTATGAAAGAGTCTTTTGATATACTTTATTCTTTTCATGTCATCGTTGAATTCATCAACAGACATACACGACGGATTGTTATATTTGAGTTTAGCAAATAACTCAAAATTTTCTTCCGTCAACATATCAAATTTGCTCATCAAGTTCACTGGAGAGTTATATCAAATTTGTATAAGTGTGATGGGGTGATTTGAACATCGATAACAAGATTTAATCCCTTGCCACCATTGAACTCTGAGATTCCGTCTGTAACCTGGAATCCATCCTTTAGTAGGTCGTGGTCTGGGGTTGTTCCGAATGTTCCACCGAATCTGTTCATTGGGAACACATTTGGTCCGGGCATCAACTTAGTCTTTGGGCTGAAATTGAAATCAAGACCCATGATGTTCATCTTCGCTCTTAGTAGAGAAAGAGCACCACGGGGATCGATATACTCTCTATTGGTAAATGAAGAAAGGAATGCCTTTACGCGGTTTAGCTGTGTATCGTTTTCAACTCTGTGAACGCCAAAATCGCTTGCAGCACTTCTGGTGGTTCTTGATGGCTGGAATGGAGCACCAAAGCCACCACCATCTTCCGATTCTCCTGATTCAACTAGCGCGATAATTTCTTTAAATTTCTTCATTTAGTTCCTTTGCATTATTTAGTAAATTTCTGAAGTATTCTAAACGGAGTTTTTTTGGATTGACCTTTCCTCCCTTTAAAACTTTTTCTACTGGAAGATCGTCTGCGAGCTTTTCTGGGTTTTTTATAGCATAATTCATGTCTTCTGCTTGTTCTGGACTAGAATCTACATCTTGCCCCAGATTATCATAAGGCATTTCGTTTTCGTTTAGTTTTCTCCATCCTCCACCCTTCTTCTTGTACCATTTTGCGGCCCAAGCATTAGCGTAGGCTGATGGATAAACATCAAACTTCTGTCTAGCAAGAGACTTTGCCTTTGACCATAGTTTCTTGTTGGTAGGACTATTCTTCTCAAGAAGTTCCATCATTTCATTTACTTCTTTAGCTTCGCCAAGAATTTGACTGACGGACTTGTTCATTATCTTATTCATATATTCTGGTTGCTCCACCTGTTTATTATCTATCATGCAAGGAGGAGTCTTAAAACGCTTATTGCGCTTATCGATGTTCATTTTTTGACCGGGGGTTGTTGATGGACCTTTCTTATCGACATCATATTGTTCACGAATGCCAGTATCGACGTTGATGGGCTTCTTACCTTTACGACCAGAACCCTTTTTACCTCTACCAGCCTCAGATTGTGCAGCTCTTTTTCTTTTCACGAAAGTTCCTATCTTTTCTTTTCCTAATTTTGCGGCCTTTTGCTTTGAGAGGCAAGCAGCATATGGCTCACCCTTCTTGGCATCCCCGCACTCACCTACTCTTTGTCCTTTGCTGTTGTAGCGGTCCCAGCCTGGTTTGCCACCAGCAGATTCGTCATGAAACCACTTACCA